ATATGCTTTTGGTACTTTTAAAGCAGCAAATAACTTATCTCTTAAATAGGTTACATCTTCAATTGCGGCATAATCTAAACCTTTTGTTGTTTCTATTCTAGTAGTTGCATCTCCACCTCTAACTGGGATGTAGAAATCTTCTAGAATATTTTGCATATTGAATTTTAAATTATATTCACCTGTTTGAGGATCAACATATGGTGTTTTTTTCATTTTGTTGATCATTCTTTGCATATATCCTTCTACTTCAGCAGGTGGTATATTACCAACATTTACAAAGAAAGTTCTTTTTTCTGGTGCTCTAACAATTCTATGAATTAACATTGCATCTTCCATCAATGTCATTTGTTTCCATATTTTACGAGCTGGTTCTAGATATGATCTACCATAAGGTAAATAGTTAAAATCCGATAATAATCTAAAATGAGCCATTTCATAATTATCAAATATAACTTCATCACCCGTATTAACACCCATACCAGGAGATATAACTTGGAATCCTAATGGGTTTTCAGAAACTGAATAACTAGGATCATATTTAAATTTAACATCTGATGGGTTAGCAGGATCCGAACCTTCTACTCTAATTATAGTATATGAAGAGAATGGTATAACATTATATACACCAAATTTTTCAGAGATTTCTAATTTTAAATAAAAATCTCCATATTTTAACATATTTCTAGTCCACGACCATAAATTAAATTCAATATTTAATACATCATAGAATAAATTGTATAATATTTTTTGTATTGTTTCATCAGCAGAACGAATTTGTAATACTTCATTAAAATCATTTCTAAGAGTAGATTCATCAGAAACAATATCTAATGTTGAAGCAACAATAGAATCAGTATCCATAGCTTCATAATCAGTATATAACTGAATTCTAGTTGATGGGAAATTGACTTGCTGCATCATGTTGTAGTTCAAGCCACCCGTTGTACTATATAACTTATTAAATCTATCGTAAAGGGAATTTGTTTGTAGTTGTCCTAAAGATTGTATTTGTTCAGAATCAATTACTTTTAATTGATCTCCTCCCACATTTCTTATTACAACGTCAGTAGAAAATAATCTTCTTAACCTACTAAATAATGATGTATCTGCCATGTTTTGTATATATAATAAATATTAATTACCCCAATAACCATTTAATATCCTCTTTTTCACCATAAGGATTTTCCATTTCGTATGGGTTTTTATTTGCATTGTTATTTCCTGAATAAATGTTTGGAGCAAGATGATTAGTTGAATGTATTCCCCCTAATGTAGCGCGAGCCATATCAACACCTTGTTGTTGAAAATGTAAAGCTGTGTCTCTTAAAAATACTCCTATACCAAACGCCATAGTTAAATCATCGTTATATCCACTTAAAGCTTGTGCCTTTCCATTTTTCCATACAAATGTTCTTAATTCTTCTAACAATCGTTTTGATCTGACTGTTACAGATTTCTCGTGAAGATACGAAACCATTTTGGAGATAACAAGTGGTCTTGTCCTCATTGATGTAGTGAATCCAGGTACCATACCTTGTCCATTTTCAAATCTACTTAAATATTGATCAGCGTTGGACATTGATACATCCATTTTAGGTGAATAATATAAATTACGATATCCTCTATCTATTAATTGTTGTATTACAGCCCAACCTATATTTGCATTTTCAACTACAAGTAATGCATCATTATATTCAGTAGCTATTGCAAATAATACATTTCCATAATCTTTAGTTTGTATTTGTGCTTTAAATTCAGCTACTTGTGTTGCAGTTTCTATATCTAATACATGAAAAGCAGAAAAATCATTTCCATCTCCACGAGCAACATCGGCTACTACCACATAAGATTTAGAATAATCTGGTATTTCCCATACCCATAAACTTCCATCAGCTCCTCTACGTTCAACTGGTTCTTGAATAAATGTACTTTCATAAAAATTTAATACATCTGGTTCTACTACAGTATCACCTGAAGTGCTAAAATCACAATCACATTCCTGTGCTGCCATTCTATTACCTAATATTACATCTTGTTCATTTCTCCAATCTTGGTTACGTTCTGGATGAACAGTCCATGGCAATCTAATAGGTAAAAATGTATTTTCTCTTGCTTCTGCTTTAGCCCAAGTAGAATGAAACCAATTACCAGTACCGTAAGGGGTAGATAATGCTATACACCTACCTCCAGTTGCTAATGTTTGTTGTGCCGAAGCAAATATCTCATCAATACCATCAATAAAAGCAGCCTCATCTATTAATAGCAAAGATACTGCTTCTGATCTACCAGCATCCGAACTTGCTGAAGTAGCTTTAATTTGTGATCCATTAGCTAACCTTAATGATAATTTATTATGTTCAACGGTTTTTATTTGTAACCATTTAGGTAGTTGATCATAAGCAAACCGCACTTTAGTTACCATATTTTTCGCTGTTTCCTGCTTGGTAGCTATACACAGTATATTTTTATCTTTTTGGAATAACATCGTCCATAATGAAAAAGCTGAACATAAAGTGGATATTCCTAATTGTCGTGACTTATTAATTATAAGGTATTCTTCATCTTGATAATGTTTAAGTACTTTTTCTTGAAATGGATATAGATTAAATTTAATTCTACCCTTTTTAGGGTTTTGAATCATATAATACTTTTTCATAAAATATACTGGATCTTGAGCACATTTTATAAATTCTGATTTTATTATTGCTTTTAAATCTTCAGCCATATTATTTTAATATAATTACAGCACCCGCAGCTATTAATATTCCTGCACCTCCCATTAATTTAGTTTTAACTTTCTGCTTTTTTAAGTCAGTTTGAAGTTTTCTAGAAAGTTCTTGGGATAAAGATAATTGATCTTGTTTACTAAGTAAAATAGATTCAAAATTATTTGATTTTGATTCTAAATTAAAAATAATACTGTCTTTTAAAACTAATTTTTGTTCTAAAATATCAATTTTAGTATCAGTTAATTTTAATTCATTTTTATAACTATCTCCTAAAAGAAGGTCCTTAATAATGAGTTTCGCTATCTTTTTTTCTAATTGAATCGAGGTACTGTCTGTAGCGATCTGTGAAAAACTGCTCCAGCTCATCATCATTAAAAAAATCAACATCATTAATTTTTTCATTTACTTCTTTTTTTAATTTAAAAATCTTGTTATCTTGTAAAATTAATTCATTGTCAAGACTAGAGATTTGATCATTTAACCCTTTAATTTGTGTATTTAAAGTTGAATTTATTCCATGTAAGGAATCTATTTTATTCTCTAAATTATTAATTTGAGAATTATAATCTACAACATAATTTTCATTTTTTGAAAATAAAAAATAAAATAATAATGCAGCAAGAAAAATAATGCTTAATATATAAACCGCTCTTTCCTTAAAGTTTAACACCTTTTAATTTTTCGTATGCTTTTTTAGCCGCCTGAAATTCAGGGGTTAGTTTTTTTAATCTATTTTTAGCTAATTCTTTATTCTCAGGACTTTCAAAGCTTTTATACATATCAAGTTCCGTTTTCATTAAATCTCTAAGACGTTTATAATCTTTTACAATTTTATCAGCTTTACTTAATCTTTTATTTAATGCTTTATCTCCAGCTGGTGCTTTTTCAGCAGTATCATCATCAATATCTTCTCTTACCATTCCATCAACTCCAAATTCTTGAGCAATTTTTTCAATTGCCATTTCTGCTGCTTCTTCTTCAGATATATAGTTAGTATTAGCCATATTTCTTACTGATTGAAATAAATCATCCATAGATAATTGGGCTAGCCTATCACCTATATCTTCATTAAGCGTAATATCAGATTTCCATTGTTTTAAGTTGAATGTATCTTCCATGATTATTATTTGCTATAAATATTTAAAGTTTTATAGCATCTAACATTTGTTCTATACGTTCTGGAGTTGAACCTTTTAATATACCAACATTTTTACATCTATGACCATAAGTGTGAAATGCTTTTAATACAGCCGCGTCAACTATATCTCTATATTCCGGATTTATTTCTCTAACTCCATTATCTTCAATTTTAGTACCAACTGGATCTATATAAAAAATCCAATCATATTCACCTACAAATACTCTAGCATAATCTTCAAAATATTCTTTATCTTTAAAATCTATTGTTTCCGAACAATTTGTAAATGCTATTACATCTATTATAGTTCTATCAGTTACTATATTTCCTTTCATTAACTCAGAAACCCTTTCTGCTAAAAATATAGTTTGACCTTTTAATGTAGAATCAGTATTTAAAGGAATACCTAAATCCATTAAATATTTACTACGTTCTGTAGCAAATTCATAACCTCTAAATTGTTCTAATTTTTTTAATTCATTTACTAATGTAGTTTTACCTACACTCATTGTACCACACAAACCTATT